ATGATATGTATCAGATGCAGACAGATACGACAGGAGCCGCTGATACCCCTAGAACTCAATCGGTAGCATTTGGAGACCTAGCATAATGGCAAGCGAACTTAGAGTAAACACCCTGAAGGATGCCACTGGGAACAACAGCGTGGCTGTGTCTACTGTCTTTAACGGCAGTGCAAAAGCTTACGCTGAAAGAACTGTGGACGCTACGCCAGCAACAACATCGTCTTTTAACGTGGCCTCATTAACAGACACAGGTACTGGCGATACTGGATACAATCTTACGTCTGCGATGAATGATGATGACGGTCCTGTTGCAGGTGCAAATAGCAGCACATCTGGTGACTTGGGCATACTTGGTAGATTCCAAACTGCTAGTCAAATGAGAAGTTTGACAAGAAATACAAGCGCTACAGATGTAGACAAAAGGGTATCAGTTGTTGGATATGGAGACCTCGCATGAGTAAAGCAGCAGAACTAGCCGCACTTATTGGTTCGCAGTCGGCTTTATCAAACAGGAACCTCATCATCAATGGTGCTATGCAAGTGGCACAGCGGGGTGATAGCACAGGAAAAACAGCAACGGGTTACTATGGACCAGACCGTTATCAGCTTACTCTTAGCAGTCTTGGTACTTGGTCTATTTCACAATCATCAACTGCACCAAGCGGCTTTGGCAATAGCTACAAGTTAGAAGCTACAACTAATGACGCTTCACCAGCCGCTAGTGATTACGCTTTGTTTCTTCAAAAGTTTGAGGGTCAAAACTTACAGCAACTTAAAAAGGGAACAGCGAGTGCAGAAAGTGTAACGCTTTCTTTTTGGGTGCGTTCAAGCAAAACTGGCACATACATTGTTGAGTTGTTTGATAATGATAACAGTCGTTCAATATCTGCATCTTACACAATTAGTGCGGCTGATACTTTTGAATATAAAACACTGACCTTCGCTGGTGACACAACTGGCGCATTTGATGATGATAATGCTTCATCATTGGAAGCGATATGGTGGCTTGCGGCTGGTACAGATTTTACAAGTGGCACATTAAATACTAGCTGGGGTACTCGCACAAACGCTAACATTGCTGTTGGTCAGGTAAATATGGCAGACACAGCTAATGCCACTTGGTTCATCACAGGCGTTCAGCTTGAGGTCGGAGAGACAGCCACGCCGTTTGAACACCGTAGCTTTGGCGATGAGCTATTGAAGTGTCAGAGGTACTTCTCACATAGCGGTGATACTAGAAACAACGGTATTGTTCATAGTTGTTATACCACAACTTCAGCATATGCTAATCCACACTTTGTTATTACAATGAGGACTGCTCCATCACTTACAATGAAAGCTAGTGGAAGAAACTTTTTTAGCAACAATGCAAGTAGAACAATTACTGCGTTTACCCCTCAAAATGTAGGAACACAAAATTTTCAACACCATGTACAGGGGTCAGGATTTACATCAGGAGATGCAGGTCACGTTGATGTAGACCAAGACACTCGATTTTTTGAAGCAGATGCGGAGTTATAGATGAACATTACCTCAGCACAATATATGAACGCTACTAATTTATCAGATGGAACAACATATCAAGATAACATCAAAGCCACCATTGACGGCGTTGAAATGTTTGTACCCCTTGACCCAGCTAACCGCCACTACGCAGAAATTTTGCGTCAGGTAGCGGCTGGCACTCTGACCATTGCAGATGCGGATTGATGAATGCCATTAAGCAAACTACAATTCAAACCCGGAATCAATAGAGAAGGTACAAATTACTCTAATGAAGGTGGTTGGTTTGATGGCGATAAAATACGTTTTAGGTCGGGTTATCCTGAAAGTATAGGTGGCTGGCAAAGGGTTTCTAATAACAAATTTATAGGTACTGCTCGCAAAATATACGATTTCGTTACTTTAACTTCTCAAAATTTATTGTTTATCGGCACTGAAAAGAAAACATTTTTAGAAAACTCTGGCACATTTAGTGATATTACACCTATTCGTTCTACCCTTAGTTTGGGGTCAGACCCTATTAATACTTCAGGGGGAGCAGGGAGTGGTGTTATTACTGTAACAACACAAACAGCTCATGGAGCGGCTACAGGTGATTTTGTTACATTAGCCAGTTTAACCACAACAGATGGTATAACTGCGGCTCAATTAAATATCGAACATGAAATTACTTCTATTCCCAGCACCACTACTTTCACGGTAACAACAGCGGGAGCGGCTACATCAGGCACTACAGCAGGGGGTGGTAGTTCAGGCACAGCGGCATTTCAGATATCTATTGGTATTAATACTACTATTTTAGGTTCAGGCTGGAGTGCTGGCACATGGGGCAGATTTACTTGGGGTTCTGCTTCGGGGTCATTAGCGGGTTCTACTTTGCGGTTATGGGCGGCAGATAATTTTGGCGAAGATTTAATATTTAATATTGCGGATGGTACAATTTATTATTGGGATGCGACTAATGGTACAAGCACTAGGGCTGTAGCTTTAACAAGCAGAACAGGAGCTAGCGATGTACCTGTAGTAGCTCGCAAAGTTTTAGTTTCTGATGTAGATAGGCATTGTATAGCTTTTGGTACAAACCCTATAACTGATAGTACGCAAGACCCTTTGCTTATTAGGTTTTCTAGCCAAGAATCTACTGTAGATTGGACACCCACTGCTACGAATACAGCAGGTGATTTACGACTTTCTAAAGGTAGCGAAATTATTACGGCTATACAAACAAGCCGCCAGATACTTGTTTGGACAGACCAATCTCTTTACTCAATGCAGTTTATCGGTGCGCCTTTTACTTTTGGTGTTTCACTTATTGGTGATAATACTCGTATAGCTGGTCCGAATACTGCTATTGCTGTAAATGATATTGTATTTTGGATGGGTCAAGAAAACTTCTATTTATATGATGGTCGTATTCAAGCTATCCCATGTACCGTACGCGATTATGTATTTAGTGATATGAATAACCAGCAATCATTTAAATTTCATGTTGGTTCTATCGCTAGTCAAACTGAAGTATGGTGGTTTTATTGTTCTTCTAGTTCATCAGAAATTGACCGTTATGTAGTTTACAATTACGGACAACAAGTCTGGTATTATGGCACATTAGTACGCACTGCTTGGAATGACCGTGCTTCTGGGTTGCGTAGTTTCCCACAAGCAACAGGTGTAGATACTTATTTGTATAATCATGAAGATGGTGAGGATGACTTCAGTACAGGTAGTGCTGTTGCGATAAATGCTTTTGTAGAATCATCTGATTTTGATATAGGTGATGGTCAACAATTTATGTTGGTAAACCGTATTATACCTGACCTAACTTTTGATGGTTCTAGTACAAGTAATCCTGCCGCTAAATTTACTATAAAAAGTAGAGATTTTTCAGGGGATAGTTTTACAGAATCAGCTTCTGGTTCTGCAATACGCACTGCTACTTCTCCTGTAGAACAATATACAGATAAAATTGATTTACGCGCTCGGGGTAGACAAATGGCTATTCGGGTAGAAAAAGATGCAGTTGGCGTAAGATGGAGGTTAGGCGCACCAAGGTTAGATAGCCGTGCGGATGGCAGAAGATGAGTAAAAAAGTAATCAGGCCGATACTGCCTATTGCGCCTAGTGAGTATGATCAAGTTTATATCCATCAACTTGCACGAACATTAGAACAATTAATAGATGAAGTTAGGTCAGCTGATATAAACTTCCAAGGAATCCCTAGTAGTGGTTCTGCTAATGTTTTAGAAAAAGGTGATTTTTATATAGCTGATGGTGGGTTTATAAAAATAATAGAATCAGAAGAAATTTATTCGGGCAGTTTACAAGGAACAACTTCTGTTGGGACAGTAACAATAACTGTTTCATAAGGTTGCATAGAGAATAAATTACGTTTATGATGCAAGTAGCATAAAAACAGGCATTGCTACCCTGCATCTCATTTTATAAGGAAAGTAAGATGCAAGGTATAGCGGCACTCCCATACGAAGTTTATGAACTCCCGATGGTTCCTGAGGGAGGTATCCAACAGTACGAGCAAGCCGCAGATATGTTGGCTGAGTTTGGGCGTAATGGTGATACCTACATTGTTCATGCCGCTGAAGGCGAAACAATGGTTCCAATGGAAGTATTGGACAATAACCCCCGCCTTAAGAAAATGCTATTCTCCCAAATGGAAGAAATGGGTATTGAACCAGACCGTTATATTGTTGGTAATGAGCTTAATAGTATTAACCCTGTAACTGGTCAACCTGAGTTTTTCCTTAGAAAAGCATTTAGAAAAGTCAGTAGAGCAGTAAAAAAGGTTGGCAAAAAGGTAGCTAAAGTAGCTAAAAAGATAGCTCCTATTGTACTGCCTATTGTAGCTCCTTTCCTATTACCAGCTATGCCTTTAGCTTTTGCTTCAGGTATTGGTAGTTTAGCTGGCGGGTTAATAGCGGGGCAAGATTTTAAAACGGCATTAAAAGGTGCGGTAATAACTGGCGGTCTAGCTGGGCTTGGTAATATGGCTTTTGGTGGTAGTGAAGGATTTGGCAGTGGTAGCTTTTTTGGTAGCCGCGCCGCTCCTAGTCAAGGACTTGGCACATTTGGGTTTAAAGAGGCCTTTACCCCTGTAAACCCATTTAGTCAAGCAGGTCAAACACAATTAAGTGCTTTCCAACAACAAGCGGCTCAACAAGCGGCGGGTACAGCGGCTCCTGGATCTGCGGGAGCTAATGTTGCTGGAGAAAATGTAATCAGTACAGATCAAATAAAAGCCGCACAAACAGCGGGTTTAGACTCAACTACCGATAAAACATTTTTTGGTGATTTAAAGAAATCTGTAATTCCAGGAGATGAATATGGTCCATTGGATTTATATGGTGATTATATAAGTCCTAGTCGTGCTGGTCCTGCATTAAACGACCCTAAAGTTATACAAAATGCTCAAAATTTAGCATCTCAAACAATGGATGCTCAAAAAGCTATGGGTATAAATTTTGGTAGTACCGCTGAAATGGAAGCGGCTAGACAAAAAATTCTACAAGATTCTTTAGCACAAGCCGCCGCAGAAGCCGCTCCTTCAGCTATAGCTAAATATGCCCCGATTACTGCATTAGCCGCAACTGGAGCGGTTGCCGCTGATTATGCTACAGATGGCGCAGTGCTTGGTATGTTTACAGATGATGATGGCGATGGGTTAGATGATACAACAGGTTATACAATGGAAGATTACAAAGTAATGTTCCCTAATGCTTTTTATGACCAAAGTAAATTTTATGGTGATAATAAATATTACCAAGACCCTACTTTCCGTACTGATGGACAAGCTGTTCAGCAATCTTATATGGGTCCAATAACGGTAGCGAGTGGTGGAGAAATCATGGGTCCTGGAACACCAACCAGTGATTCTATTCCAGCTATGTTAAGTGATGGTGAATTTGTTATGAATGCTCGTGCAGTGCGCGGTGCAGGGGGTGGTGATAGAAAAGATGGTGCTAAAAAAATGTACGCTATGATGCGTGATTTTGAGCGGAGGGCATAATGGCTACTGAAGAAATTATCCAAAGAGAAGCCCCCGAAATTGAAGCCTATAAACTTGGGCTTATGTCCCAAGCTAAAGCCTTAACCAGTGCGCCTCCTACTGGTGGGTTGCCAGCTATACAATCAGCTGGGGCAGACCCCCTACAAGCACAAGCAAGCAATCTTGCACAGGCGGGTATTGGTACATACCAACCACAATTAGCGGCGGCTCAACAGGCTTTTACAAGTGGTATTGGTAGCCTTGCTGGTTCACAGGGGATGTTTGACCCTAGCCAACAAGTAGGCCAGTTTATGAACCCTTACCAACAGGCATTGCAAAATGAAATTACTCGCGCTTACGATATACAAAGAAATCAAGCGGCAGGGCAAGCAACTCAAGCGGGTGCTTTTGGGGGTAGCAGACAAGCTATCCAACAAGCTGAAATCGGTCGTAATGAAGCTTCGGCGTTAGCTAAAGCACAAGCTGATAATTACCTACAAGCACAACAAGCCGCGATGGGTGCATTTGAAGCACAACAAGGTAGAGCTTTGCAAGGCGCACAACAATTAGGTCAGTTTGGAGTGCAACAAGCCGCGTTAGGTGAGCTTGGTAGTAATTTAGGTAGAGCAGATGTACAATCATTGCAGAGTATGGGTGCAATGAACCGTGACATAGCTCAGCAACAGCTAGAAGCACAACGCCAAACAGATATGCAAACTGCTTACGAACCTTATCAACGGCTTGGTTTTTACAGTGATATATTGCGTGGCGCACCAACTACGCAATCTACTATTACTGCTTCAAGTGCCGCTAACCCTAGCTTACTTAATCAAATAGTAGGTGGCGCGGCATCAGGACTTGGTTTATATGGTGCGGCAAATAAGACGGGGCTTATATAATGTATGATCGTGTATTGCAAAGACGTATGTTTGCAAATGGTGGGATGGCTAATGCTCAACCGCCTATGATGCAACCACCTATGGCACAACCGCCTATGGCTCCTCCTACTTCAGTTGGGACAGGTATTACTTCTGGTTTAGTAGACCCCGCGCAAGAGCAAGCCGTTGCAGAACAAGGGTTTGCGGCGATGGCTGGTGGGATGCAAGATATGCTAGGTCAAATAGATGCCGCTGAAAGTACAGAAGAAACAATTAATGCTTTGCGCGGCAATGAAGCTAGCCTTGAAGACCGTTATTCAGAATTAGCTGAGTTGGTGGGTAATGCAGATGCAAAGAAAACCCCTGAATCAGTTTTAGCTTTAGTACAGCCTACCTTTACAATGATGGATATGGTTCAGCAAGAAAGCCCCGCTGGTGGTATAGCTGATGCAATGCCAATGGCAGGAGGTAGTTCCTCCACTGGAAATTTTAACGAGGCCTCACCAGTACAAGCTCCGGGAATGGATGAGGCTGTTGCACGGATGATGGCGGGTGAACAACCTGTTACAGCTAACTTAGGTGGGTTGCAAAATGATTTGGTTAATAGGCCAAACATCAGTATCCCCGCTAATGTTACACTTAATAGGCAACCAATAACCATGACTCTGCCTAATCTTGGGGCTACCCAATTACCTAGCCAAGCAACTTTAGATCAAGATAAAGTTAGGGGTTATGCTGGTGATTATATGAGTATGATGCGACCTTATCTAAATCAGATGACAGGTGGTGCTGGTCCTGGAATAGATAAACGTATGGAATTGCTTGCTCCTTATCTACCTAAACAAAAAACTTCAGCTGAAATCATGGGTGAGTATGATGAGTTACTTGGCACAGATAGTATGGATGATGCTCAGACTCAAGCATATTTAGCTCTTGTACAAGCTGGTCAAAGTATAGCGGGTTCTGATAAACCGTTGCTAGGCGCGGCGATTGATGCCGCTGGGGAAGCCGCCCCAACTCTTAGCAAAATAGCCGCTAAAAAATCTGCTGATGATCGGGCAAGTAAATTAGCCGCTAGGCAGGAAAGTGTTTCTCGTGAAGATGCAATTAGGTCAGCACAATTAGGTGTAGCCCAAACAGCTATTTCTGATGCCGCAAGAGCTAGTGGTACATTAGAAGGAGCAATACTAAACTCACAAAAAGCCGCTGTAGAGTATGGGTTAAAATTAGAAGGTGATGCTGTAAAAGCTGTTAATGAAACAGCAATTAGAAATTGGACAGCTAATAATCAATATGGTGTAACATCTACCGAAACATGGGGTAAGTACGACCCTGCAACTAAGAAAACCGATATTATTGGTGTAAGGCGTACAGCAGAGGGCGTGAAATATATTAAAGATGGTAAGTATGTACCTGTTCCAGAAGGTTACTCACCTTATAGTAAAGATGCGTTTGCGGCTAAATATGGTACAGGAACTCTTGATTTTTCTAAAGCTAAAAGGGTAAACTTACTCATTCCTGATATAGCTACAGGAGATACTCCTGCTACAGGGTCAGAAAGTGGTTATAACCAATTTGCTGGTTTCTTTAATAATGGAGCTTATTATTATTCCCCAACAGGTAATCCGCAAGATGCAATTTTAGCTCCTCAAGGTTTTATTGAAGGCCAAGAAAAAGATGTGTTAAAAGTAGCAGAACCTGATTCAGTTGGTCGTGTATTTGTAACAGTAAAAGCTGGTCCTCGTGCAGGAGAAACATTCCTTTCTAGTGTAGCTGGTAAAGCTATTCCAGGAGCTTCTTACACATTAGAACCAGCTAAACGCGATGATAATAATGCGTTAATATCTGGCAACCCGCTTGTTACGACTATGCCTAATCCAGGAGTTAGCTATGCTAATATGACCCCTAATATGGTTAATAAAAACCAAGAAAAAGTCGTCGTTCTTAGCCAAGCCTTACAATCGGCTAATGAAGTTCTACCTATTATTGGTGATGCAGTTGGTCCTTTAAATACTGTTAAAGCATGGACTTCTAATATTGTTGGTTCTGTTGCCCCTGATTCTTGGGATGGCATGGTAGAGTACGCCGCTACAAAACGTGGTAGACAACGTATGAGTTTGTTTTCTAGAAACCTTGCTCGCGCATTGTCACTTTCTGATAGATATGCTGTTAAGGAACAAGAACTTATTGCAGAACTAAACGAAAATCCTGAAGGTTTTTGGAAAAACCCAGATATGTCTACAGTGCGTTTCCAAGAACTTATGCGTATTTTACAAAATGAGCTATCATTTAGCCGTGGTGTGTTAAGCGACGCAACTGAAATTCCTTTGTTGAATACTATTCCAACAGGTTCTAAAAACGATCCTATTATGTTTAGTGCTCCAGGACAATTTGATTACTTAGCAATTAGTGCCGCAAATTCTGGTGGTATGGATAAATTAAAAGGTACATTCTTACGCATGTCAGGTGATGAAGCTCGGGCTAGGGGTATTTCAGTAGGTGCAAACCAGCCGTACATTGACCTTGAAATCGGCGTAGATATTAAGTTCTAGGGGATAATAATGGCACAACCAATAAAAATTTCTCCTCCTACAGCGGAAGAAACAGAAAAATCTCTTAACAGGGATTTTTATGTAAATCCTGTAGATCCGCGTTCCAGTAGTGTAGATCCAGGAACAACTCCCGACCAAGCCCCCTTTATGGCTTCTGCACCTATTGAGCCAAGCCGTGTTACGGGAAAATTTGATGAAGGTACTTCTCAAGATTACGATTCAGGGGGTATGCTCAACCCTATGAATGTTCCAGGAGTAGGTGATTTTGTGCGTGGTGCAAATGACTTAATCCTTGCTCTCCCCGATATGGCTATTAATGCTGTAGCTGAAGGTTTAGAAGCCGCTGGGATTGTTGAACCTAATACTGTAGATAGAAGATATTTAGCACGATTATTTAACAGTTCTGATTTTGAAAGCCAGAAAGTTATTATCCCTTACTTATTGCATTATGGTACAGGGGCTTTTGCTGGTCAATCTGAATCAGAAGGTGCGCTCAGTGCAATAGCTCGTGGTACAGGGCAAGCAACAATTGCTTCGTTACCTATTGTTGGTATGGAATTAAAAGCCGCACAAATGTCAGGCACGGCTCCTGCGGCATTATCTGCTGATGCTAGTTTAGGAACTCGGATAGCTGATACCCTTATAGCCCCATTTAGGTCTAGTCCTGGAACGGCTACTGCTATTGAAACAACCCTTGGTGGAGCCAGTGGCGCGGGTGCAGTTGCAGAACAAGAGATATTCGGTACAAATACAGGGATAGGTGCTTTAGCTCCATTAGCCCCCGCTGGTTTAATTTACGGTGGGTCAAAAGTAGCGCAAGGTCCAGTAGGGCGAGGGTTTAGCTGGATTAAAAATAAAGTTACAGGTATAAAAGATGATGTGGATATTGCTAAAGGTGGTGATCCTGCCGCTGGAGCTAAAGGTGAAGCCGCAACAGCTGAACTTTCTGCAGATTTAAAAGCCGCCGCTAGTACCCCAGAAGCACAATCAAATATAGCAAGAGCTTCAGAAATAGAAGCTACCCTTGGTGGGTATGCAGACGAGCCTATTGCGCTCAGTCCTGCTGAAACAACAATGGATATGCCATTGTTAGTTACCCAAACTAAAATTGAAGGTGGCGGCACAGCTGATTTTACTCGTGCAAATAACGCTCGTAAAAATAATGTATTAACAGCGGCACAGCGGTTTATAGATGGGGAACTTACTGGAAGTCCCGTGGACGATGCTCCATTATTCATTGTTGATGAAGCAACAGGAGCATATACAAAAACTATTGGTGTGCTAGATGATGAAGCACAAACTATTGCTAACCAGTGGGAGATGGTTACGAATGCAGAAACAGGTGTGTATCCTGCATTAAGTAGCCGTGCAGAAGTTGGTGCTTCTATACGGGATACTATTGTTAAGGCTCAAACTGCCGCAAAAGCAAGTGCAGATGAAGTGGCTAAAAAATTAGGGGTAAATAAAGATGACCCCCTTGCTGGCCGCGATGCCACAGCAGAAGCCCAAAATGCAGTCCGCTCAGCATTAACAAGTGGTGCTGGTGACGAAGCAATAAGTTACAAAGGATTACCTGGATTAGTAAAAGAATTCATTGAGTTTAAATTTAAAGATGGGCAGATATCTTTCCAAGATTGGAAAAGGTTCCGTGACCAAGTTAGCCAAGGTATAGGTAAAGCTATCAGCCAAGGTGCTAGCCAAGATTTACGTTCACTCGCTATCCTTGGTGAAAACCTTGATAAAATGGGTGTAGCATTTGGTAAAACTAATAAAAACTTTGAAGACTTCCGCGCATATTACGAAGCTAATGTAATTTTACCTTTTGAAAAAAGTGGCGTTGTTCGGGTTACTTCTAAAGGTAGTGGTGGTTCAAAAGAAGCTCCCTCATATTGGTTGTCAGACGAACAAGTAGCTTCGTCATTTTTAGAAGATACAAATATGGCTCGCCAGTATGTGAGTTTATTTGCTGATGACCCTGCACAAATGCGTAATATTAAAAGTGTTGTGTTAGATAAACTCAGAGCAGTAGCAGACCCTAACAGAAAAGGTGTGTTTAATCCTGACGCGGTAAATACTTACTTAAACAAAAATAGAGAAGTATTAACAGAGCTCGGTTTATTTGATGATCTTACTAATACCACTACTATGCTAGATGATATGGTTGCGCGGCAAGCTGAGTTAGTTGCTAGGCGCAGAGTAGTAGATGGAAATATGCTAAATAAAATGATTGCTCGTTCTTTAAATAGTGACAGCCCGAATAAATTATTTGATGAAGCTATAAATAACCCAGCAAAAATGCGTGAGTTAAAAGCCGCCACTACTAAAGGTAATGATGATATATCTGCAGAAGATGCGGGTCATGCTTTCCGTGCGGCAGTTACAGAACGCATGTTAGCTAAAGCCCCTGATGTTATGTCAGACCCTGCTAAGTTTAAAGAATGGATGGTTAAAAATGAAGAGGTATTAAATGCCGCTTTTGATAAAAGCCATATTGATAATATGTATCTTATTGCAGATGCAACTGAGCGCATTTTAGCAACAGGGATTAGGGGCGGTCAGGGTGTAACTGATTCAGATATTATTAGTAAATTTACAGGGATGTTAGGAACTACCCCAGCGGGTATTTCTAACCGCTTTATTGCTGTGCAAGAGGGACGTCTTGGTTCCAAGGCTATGGTTGGTTATATTGTCAGCCGAGCAATCAGGCAACAATCAAGTGCTCGTTCAGAGGCTTTGTTTAGAGAATCTATGTTTGACCCTAAGATTGCTAAATTGTTAGCTTCAGAAGGTGGGGATGATGTAGCTGAGTTTGGTGCAAGTGAGCCAGCTAAACGAGCAATGAATGCGTATTTATTTAACCTTGGGATCAGCTATGGCGATGGGGTTACAGGTGAGGGTGATAAACGAACATATGAGTTTACACCTAATATCACAACACAACCTGTAACAGAAACCCCTCCACCAGTACAGCCTGAGCCAGAACCAGTGCGTCCTTTCCAGTATGCACCAACTCCTAAAATACAACCAGCTCCCGCCCCTACTCAAACATCGCAAGTAGGTATTGAGACATTGTTTCCTAATGACCCAACTTCTATAGCGATTGCTAAACGTAGGGGTGCTGGTCAGGGAGCAATGAGAACAGTTTAATGGAACCTATATCTACAGCTCTGGCTGGTATTAGCTTATTTAAAGCCGCAGTTGATGGCATTAAAGGGGCTATTGGCACAGCTAATGATGTTTCTGAAATTGCTCACTTTATTGATGGCTTGTTTGAAGGTGAACAACAAGTTCAAAAAAAGCGTAGTAAAAAATCAGGAGTAACCGTTGGTGATCAATTTGGCGTTAAAAACGTAGCTTCTGAAATTATCGATGCAAAACTGGCTAAAGAGCAAATGTATGAAATTGCTCAAATGGTGGATTTACGTTTTGGTAGTGGGACGTGGAAATCTATTGTAGAAGAACGCGCTAGGCGTATACAAGAAGCTAAAGAAGCCGCCGCTGAAGCTAAACGTAAAAAAATACAAGAAGCTAAAGAGTTTGAAGAAAACCTAAAACAATTTTTTATAATTGCTGGTGCTGTTGTAGCGGTGGTGGTGTTTTTTGTTGTAACAATAGTTATGATGGCAAGAGCAGAAACACAATTTGTAGAATGTCGTCTTGAAGAGTATGAAAAAGTAGATAAAGAATGGCATTGTTATTATTTAGGAGCTAACAAAACCCGCACTTCTATGGTTATTAGTGAGTTTTGCCCCAGAACTTATATGTGTGAGTATGAACCTAACTCCGACAACAAGATAACTAAATTTAAATAATCCACTCTTTATAACCTTCAGCTAGCACACGGCTACTAATATCAATTTTATCCCGTAAAGCGCGGATAACTTTTTCATCTACTGTGTTTTCAGCTACAATATCTATATATGTTACTTTATTTGTTTGCCCAATGCGGTGAGCTCTATCTTCACTTTGTAATCTAACTTCAAGATCGTAACCGTTACTGTAATATATAACTGTTTTAGCTTCTGTAAGAGTCAGGCCGTAACCACCTGTGCGGGGTTGTCCTACAAAAAACCGTAAAGGGTTAGCAGGGTCTTGGAACCGTTCAACAATAAGCTGGCGGTCATCTGCTGGAGTAGCACCATAGAATAATTCTACACTGTCTTCACCATATTCTTTTGCAAGAGCTTTTTGTATGAGTTCAAGGTCATGTGTAAAGTTACCCCAAATAATAACCTTACCATCAATCTCTTGCAGAGCAGACATTAGCTCATTAAGTTTGTTTGTTGGAACTTCAACCATTCGCCCATCTTCTAATTTAGCAAAACCAGAACAAACTTGTTGCAACCTAAGTATTTGTGTAAGGACAGTAGGCGCAGAAATTAGCCCACCTTCCTCACCTTCTACAATAGCAAGAGCCATACTTTTCATTTGTTCGTATAGTTTCTTTTGCTCAGGTGTAAGCTCTACTGTTCTACGAGTGTAAACTTTATCAGGAAGGTCTAAGCAATCTTCTTTACGAACACGATAACTAAACGGCTCGATAATACCATTAAGCTCATCAAGGTTTTGGTAGCCTACAATCTGGTTAAAACTATGCGCTCCCATTGTACGGCGTAACATTTTAGCATATCTATTTTGGAATGTCCAAAAACTGCCTTGCCCTAATACATAATGTTCTAAAAACTCACATTGGGTAAATAAATCTAAAGGTGATTTAGTAACAGGTGATCCTGTAAGTATCCTACGGTAAGGTGCATTTTTACCCAGCTTAATCAAATTTTTAGTACGTTGAGCAGTACGGCTTTTAATCGTAGTGCTTTCATCTACTGCAAGCATTGTTCTGTGGGTGAATAGGAATTTATCAGCTTCCTCTAAACCACGTTTTGTACTTAATGCTTCTACATTCATAAGGAATATTTGTAAGTCTTCCGTGACTTCTTTTAAGGTATCTAACTCTTTTTTCTTTTTCTGAGTTTGCTCAGGTGACCACGAAACAATATTCATTTTTATATGGTCGGGCATATGTGTAGGCAACTCTTTGCGTTCCCAATTTCTATACACACCTTTAGGCGCAATAATCAATGCACTATCTATTTCACCTTTATCATACAACATTGCTATTGTATCAATAAGGACTTTAGATTTGCCCGTACCCATATCCATAAATAAAGCATAATAGGGTTTATCCCATGAACGCTTTAATGCCTCAAGCTGATGCTCGTAGGGCTTAAACTTAAATTTGTACCTCATTCTTTCCTCTTTCTACTGGAAGTGTATTATTCTACAAAGCCCTACTTAATATGACAAGTACAGTTTTATCGGCTTACTTTGCTATATAGGGGTGAAAAACAAATTGCGATGAATTAAAATTTTAACATTTTCCGATATCACCTTTCCACTATACAAACTTTGTCTGTCCGCGCGACTACTTTTGAAAAAACTTTTGTTTACATACAATACGTTTTAGCCCCTACTTAGCAAAGTTGCGTATAGCGGATATATTTAATTATTTGCTGAGCAAACTAGACAAGCATATTACAGGGATATATGCTATACCTTTAGAATAACTACAAACCATGTGCAGAAAGGCATGTTTTATGACTGTATTTATAACACAAGAAATGCGAGGCCGTGACATTACTGATGCCACCAGCTTCGGTGATATAGAAATACTACTTCCAGCAGGTGAGCAAGCCAGCTATTCTACCCAGCCTACTATAAGGCGTATGGGTAGGAAGCTCAGTAAGTTCACAGATGATGATTACTTGTTGTTAGCAGGAGACCCAGCGGCTATCGCACTTGCGGCGGCTATGGCATCCCGTGCAAATAGCGGTAAATTCAAAATGCTGAAGTGGGATAGGCAGGAGGGTAAATACTTCCCACTTGCCGCAGACCTTAATTACCGTCCAGGAGGTACAGATGGCTGATTTTGAAAGTGCGGCTAAAAAGCTGAGCACAGTAAATGAAACTGGCTTGAGCCAAGTCAGTAAACTTGCACATATCCAACTTAGTTTGGAAGAGCGGGTTACACAGCTAGAAGGTGAGTTAAAGCAAGCAAAAACTGACCTAAGAGCAGTGGCAGAAGACCAATTACCAGCGGCAATGGCTGAGCATAATATCTCAGAGTTAAAGTTGGAAGATGGCTCTAGTATTAGCGTGAGCAAATACTACAGTGCTTCTATACCTAAAGATAGGGCAGAGGAAGCATATAACTGGCTTGTGGATAATAACTTTGGTGACCTGATTAAAAACCAAGTGGCAACTAATTTTGTCCGTGGTCAGGAAACACAAGCTGAAGAATTTGCAAGTGAATTAGCTGATCGTGGCATGGCTGTAAACACTAAAAAGTGGGTAGAGCCAATGACACTAAAAGCATTTGTAAAAGACCAAACTGAACAAGGGCAAAATATCCCACAAGAGTTGTTTGGTCTTTACATCGGTGAAAAATCTAAAATCATGAAGAGGAAATAGTCATGGCTGAAGCAAAGAAAGAAGTTGTTGTTAAAGAAAACAACGCTCCAGTAGTTTATGCTGGTTTTGAAAAGTTTGGGAATAAAGGTTTTAAGGAAGTTACGGCTGAAGACCTTTCTATCCCTTTTCTGCGTGTATTAGCACAATTGAGCCCACAGGTTAATAAACGTGATGGTGCTTATGTAGAAGGTGCTGAAGCAGGAATGCTGTTTAATACAGTCCTTAATGAAGTGTACGATGGTGAGCAGGGTGTTGAAGTTATCCCATGTCATTACAACCGCCGTTACGTTGAATGGAAGCCACGCGAGCAGGGTGGCGGGTATGTAAAATCTTACGAAACTACTGACCCCATTGTAAATACAATCATCCGCAATGAAGTAGGCCAAGATGTATTGCCTAATGGCAATCTGCTCGCAAATACCGCGCAGTTCTTTGTTTTGTTATTGCACCCAACTATGGGAGCGCAACGTGCTTTAATCACTATGTCATCAACACAGCTTAAGAAAGCTCGTAAGTGGATGACCCAAGCACAATCGCTAACTGCTCAAGGTGATGATGGTGTGTTCGTTCTGCCCTTAATGTCACAGGTTTACAAAGTAGGTACTGTGCAAGAACAAAACGATAAAGGTACATGGTTCGGGTTTGATGTAACTAGGGTTCGTAGCCTTGACCTTGAAAACAAGGAAGATGATTACTTGTTTAATACTGCTTTGCAGTTTGAAGAATCCATCCAAGCGGGTGAGGTAGAAGTCAAAGAAGATAAATCTGCTAATACTGCTAATGCAAAAGGTGATGCGCCAGACGACGATATCCCTTTCTAGTTCAACCGCAGGGGTTGATCGCCCTGTAGTTGCGGGACGGTGTACTCGCAGTCTGTTGAGTACACCGTCCCACCCTATTTAGCAGGAGGTGGATTATGTCTACAGCACAAAAATTTTATGATTTATTTAAGGGTAGCGATATAGCCCACGGCACTTATATCGTTAATTCTAGCCGTTCTAGTGATGGCAAAAAGCAAGGTCAGGCTAAAGTTATACGCGAGCCAACCACCCTTGCTATGTGGGAAGAACATTTAAAAGGAGGCACAGGGGTAGGTATTATTCCTATCCGCAGTGATAACCTTTGCCAGTGGGGTGCAATTGATATTGATGAATATGATGTCAGCCATAAAGAACTGGTTACTGTTTTAAGGGAAAACAAAATTCCCGCTGTAGTAGGTAGGACTAAATCAGGGGGAGCGCATGTTTGGATGTTTCTTACTGAGCCTGTAGAAGCAGAAGAAATGCAGAGGCGCATGACAGAATTAAGCGCGGCACTTGGCTATTCGGGCAGTGAAATTTTTCCCAAGCAAACAACTATTTTGATTGATCGCGGTGATACAGGCAACTTTTTAAATATGCCGTATCATAATGGTGATAATTCTACACGGTATGGTTTTGACGATAATGCAGAGGCTTTGGGTACAGAAGCCTTTTTAGAATACGCTCAACAATTTGTTATAGCTCCTGCTAAATTCCGTAAACTGAATATGAGTTTTGGTACAAAAGAAGGTGTTTTAGAAGAAGGACCTCCATGCTTACAGCACTTATGTAGTAAAGGATTTGGCGAAGGTTCACGCAACAATGCCCTTTTCAATCTTGGTGTATATGCACGAATGTTTGATGAAGAAAATTGGGAAGTGTTAGTCCAACGATATAACATGGATTACTTACACCCACCCCTCAGCCATAATGAAGTAGGTGTGGTTATTCGCCAACTTAAAAAGAAAGATTACTTTTATAAATGTGAAGACCAACCAATAAAACCTTTTTGCGATAAAGAAATATGTAAGGGCAGGAAGTACGGTGTTGGACCAACAGGTGTTGGTAATGATATGTCGAGCCTTACTAAAATTGATGGTGATCCACCTATCTGGATTCTTGATGTAGATGGTGAACGGTTAGAGCTTTCTACTAATGGTTTGACTAGCCAAGCCCAATTCCAAAAGGAATGTGTAGCCCAGATAAATAAATTCCCTATTGCTGTTAACCAGAGAGCGTGGCAGACGCGGATACAAATGTTACTGGATAATTTAACTATTGTGGAAGTACCACCAGATGCCACTATCAAGGGTGAGTTTGAAGACCTACTCCATGCTTTTTGTTGTGAACGTGCCAAAGGTGAAGAGCGCGAAGATATACTGCAAGGCGTAGCTGTTTGGGTAGAAGGTAGGGTTTACTTCCAAGTAAAAGATATCAAAAAACACTTGTCCGTAAATGACTTTACACATTACAGTTCTAACAAGATCACATTGCGGTTACAGAACGTACAAGCAGAAAAGATGTTCTGGCGTGTGAGAAATAAAGGTGTGCATGTTTGGTCATTACCTCAGGAGTTTTTCCAAGGAGATGATACTGATATACCGTTGCCAGAGTTACCAGTTGCTGAGGGAATTATTTAGTGCAAATCGTACTCGGACCTCCAGGAACAGGTAAAACAACTAAGCTCTTAAACTTAGTTGAACAATACATGCAATCAGGGGTTCCACCAGACCGCATCGGGTACTTTGCGTTTACCCGCAGGGCGGCGACCGAAGCCATAGACCGCGCTTGTGAAAAGTTCAACCTAAGTAAAAAAGAGTTACCGTATTTTCGTACTTTACATAGCCTCGGATTTTTAATGTCAGGGCTGACCCATTCTCAAGTAATGACACCTGAAAAATACCAAGAGGTTGCTGATTGGTTAAAGATTGGCAAGTTCTACGGTGGGGGAACAGTTGACCAAGGACCGTATAAAGATTTCGGTTATGGCGATAAATTTCTTGAAATTATAAATGTATCCCGTATTCTGCGCCAACCATTACGCCAAGTTTATAATGAGAGTATTGTTCCCTTAAAAACAGATTGGGCAAGAGTAGAATATGTTAGCCGAGGGTTACAGCATTGGAAAAAAGCATACGGCTTACAAGATTATGCTGGGATGTTAGAAACTTTTGTTGACCAAGAATTATGCCCACGATTAGAAGTAGTTTTTATTGATGAGGCACAAGATTTATCTCCCATCCAATGGGAGATGGTAAGGTTACTAGAGCAAAACAGCCAGATATGCTATGTAGCGGGAGATGATGATCAAGCCATTTTCCGTTATGCTGGCGCAGATGTAGACCATTTTGTAGGACTCCAAGGGGAAGTTACCCTCTTGAATAAGTCCTACCGCATTCCCTCCTTGCACCATGCACTCAGTCACAAAGTTATAAAGCGCATTGTAGGAAGGCGGGATAAATTCTTTGAACCCAAAGAGGGTGAGGGTAGTGTCTTGTGGCATAGGCATTCTGAAGAAGTTGACCTTAGTACAGGTGATTGGCTACTGCTGAGCCGTACTACTCGGGGAGCGCAACAAATAGAGGAAGAAGTACGCCGCCGAGGACATTTATATATTTATAATGGTTCAACCAGTATAGACAGTAAAGTGTTAGAAGCAGTAAGGTTTTGGGAACATTTGCGCGAGGGCAATCGTTTAAATGCTGAACAAGTCAGGTTAGTCTACAAGCATATGCTTTTGAATACACAAGTAGCCTACGGATTTAAAACTATGCCGAATGGCGATGATTCTACTTTTTATAGTTTAGAAGAATTACAGCAAGATCATGGGTTATTGCACAGTCAACCTTGGGATATAGGATTAGGCAAAATAAACGAACGCGACCGCACTTATATAAAGGCTTGCTTGCGAAAAGGCGAAAGCCTTACGACAACCCCACGGTTACGAATATCCACTATTCATTCTGCTAAAGGAGCTCAGGCAACAAATGTAATGTTGTTAACTGATACTATGCGTAGACCGTACAGTATGTGGCGTAAAATAGATAACCAAGCAGAAGATGAAGCACGAGTATTTTATGTAGGGTTGACCCGAGCTACAGATAATTTACATTTGATTCATCCTATGTTTAGTCAAGGGTACGGTTTACCTAGCTGAAAACAAAAGAGTTATCATTTGTTACGGCTTGGGGCATTGTTAGGTTGCTGGTAACAAACAGAAAGGAGCTACCATGCAAGTGAAATACTTTAACAAAGCGTCTCTGTTAGATGCGAACAATGAAGCTATATTATCTGAGCGTAACCGTTCTATATATAATGAAAACATTGTTGATATTGCAGATGACACCTTATTCCCCATCGTTTTTAGTATGCCACATAACGATGTGGAAATGCGGGTTGAACTTATGCTTGACCCCACAACAAAGGTTTGGTTAGATATGCCTTTTGAAGCATATGAAGCCTTACCTACAATCGATGTTCAAAAACACTAATACTCTAGAAAGGAGTAATTTATAATGGCACATTTAGTTGAGACTATGGCGTATGCAGGACAAGTCCCTTGGCACGGTTTAGGAACCGCTGTTGATGGTAATATGTCACCCCAAGAAATGTTAGTTGCGGCTGGTATTGATTGGACAGTTAGTAAGCGTCCTGCTTATACAGTTGATAAACCCAACTGCTGGAATATTATCGACCCAACTGGTGAGGCTGGTTTTATCCGCGCACCAGATGCACATTTCCTTGTGCGGGATAGCGATAACAAAGTGCTTTCGCATTGCGGTGATGGTTATGTACCTTTCCAAAATGCTGAAGTTATGGACTTCTTTAAAAAGTTTACTGATGCTGGTCAGATGACTATGGAAACAGCGGGTAGCTTGAAAGAAGGTAAAGATATATGGGGGTTGGCAAAGCTAACTGATAAGTTCAGCCTTGGCGGTGATGATGAAGTTAAGGGTTACTTGCTTTTGAATAACAGTCACCAAGTAGGCAAAGCGATGACTATTATGTTCACGCCTATTCGTGTTGTATGTAACAATACTCTTACACAGGCTATGAATATGGAGGGCAACCGCTTCCGTGTATTACATCTGCAAATGTTCGATGAAGAAATACAGAAAGCCGCTGAAGAGGCTTTGGGTATTAGTGGTCAGCAAATGACTAAGTTCAAAGAGCAATCTGAGTTCTTAGCAAAGAAACGTGCAAAAGAGTTCGATGTTGATAACTTTATTGCAGAGTTATTCCAGCCTAACTTGTTAATCGAGCGAGCCAAGGCTTCTGTAAAAGATGACCTACCACCCCTGCGTGATGAGTTTAAACGTACTGCCGAACTTGTTGAAGAAGCATTACATACGAGTCCAGGGGCAAGCATGAACTCTGCTAAAGGTACATGGTGGGGTGCGCTCAATGCTGTGACTTATGTAGTAGATCACCAGAAGCGTTCACAAGCTGAAGGTAATGCACTGCACTCTGCATGGTTTGGGTCTGGCGCGAATACAAAACGCAAGGCTCTAGCTAAAGCACTAGAATATGCCGATGCGGCGTAAATTGACAAAGTAGTTCTTGTCTTGGCATGGTTCGTTTACTAGAATGAACCATGCCATTTTCCATAGAAAGGGAGATTATTATGTTTTATGCAGTATGTGAAGGGATTCCAGGAAGTTCTGGTCCAGCCTACGTTATCTACAAGTTTAACTCTTTGGAAAGTATTAAAGAGTGCGAAGCAGTTAACGAATACAGCATTGTATATAATGGCGAATCACCCCGACAGTTAGTAGAGTTTTGTTCTGTAGAAGAGCTACACGAAATTGCTGTCGCAATAGGTGGGGATTTAACTTATGTTTCCCACCAACAAGCGGCTGACTATGTGCATCAAGCAGTAGTTAAGAAAGCCAAAAACTGGAAACCCCAAGAGGAGCCTAATATGTCTACTGTTCACGTAGATCAGTTTAATAATAAAGCGCAAAAGCATGAGGTGACTGAAAAGAAAAAACAGGTTCGCCCACGGTTTAATAATGACGCGAAAATTAAACTGCTTATGGATACACCCCCTGTTCGCGAAGGTACAAACCGTCACCGCAATATGAAGGTGATTATGGATAGTGCAACTGTTGGTGAAGCTATGGCAAAACTCCGCGCACTTAGCCCTGCTCCTGGATGTGGTGTTGATATTAAAATAGCAGTTAAAGCTGGTGCTATCGAGTTAGAGGAGTAAGTAATGCTAACCGAAGCTATAGAAAGTTACTTCGGGTGGATAAATGAGAGACACTCGATCTACCTACGCAGGAGGTCGGGTGCTCCCGCCCCTTGGACTACTGACCGTATCCTACAAGAATTTAAGTTTACAAACCCTTTCCGTGAAAACGATAGGGTAACTATTTGGATGCGTGAAAATTGGACAAAGCCAAACAACAATCGCCCTCACGGTGAGATACTGTTTAATTGTTGTTTATTCCGTATGATAGGCACAAGTGAATTTGCTGAACAGCATGGCTGGGCAGAAGAGTTTAACCCTGCTCGTACAAAAGAATTAATACAAACCAGAATTGAGAAAGGTTTACGGACATTTACTGGTGCATATATAATCACTAACCAAGGACTCAAAGCACCAAAATCAGAGGTTGTGGTTGACCATTTTCTTACGCCTATCTGGGAAAACAAAGAAGCGTTGGCGCAGATTGCCGCCGAAACGCAGTCGCTCCAAAAAGTACATGAAGCGATGGGTTCCTATCGGGGATGGGGAGGGGGAGGTTTTATGTCATATGAGGTTGTTACCGACCTCAACCACACGCCTGTATTATCATCGGCAGAAGACCGTTATAGGTGGGCGAACGCTGGTCCTGGAGCAGTTAGGGGATTAAACAGAATCCTTGGCTTACCTCTTAAAAAAGGTATGGGTCAGCCTATGGCTAATGATTATATGACCAAGTTGTTATCCACAGCTCCTTTTTACATTCAACCCCATGTTCCCTTAAAAGAAGTTGATATGCGTACTATTGAGCATAGCTTATGTGAGTGGGATAAATATGAAAGAGTAAGGTTAGGCCAAGGTAGACCGCGCAGTATTTATCGCCCTACCTTATTAACAGATACACCTAAAGGAGCTGTAGAATGAAGTTTCTAATGACTATGTTTCAAATACAAGATTACGGTGGGATAATTAACCATGCTGAATATCTTGCAAAAGGGCTGAAAGAATTAGGCCACGAAGTTGACTTCACTATGTTAGTGCCTAAAGATAAAGTAGCTAGCCGAAGTTCACCACCTAAAAACTTTGACCAATATCGTAAAGTAGGTACAGGATACCACCACCATCAAGCTAGGGGTTGGGTAGGTCTACCAAAAGTACCTTATCTTTCTAAATACCATAGGGATCTGTTTAAGCAGAAGTGCAGTAAATACGATGCAATCCTGTGGCACATCCCTGTACCTACCCTGAGCAAGGAAAATAACGGTGTTACAGAGTGGCTGGATTTGTACGACCACGGTAGCAAAAACATAGCTATCGTACATGATGGTAATCTGCCAGAGTTGTACCCTCATCTTATAAAAGTCCACCATGAATTTCATGCGGCAGTATGCGTACATGAATCTGCTATGCGTTCAGGTGAGATGTTGCCTATCCCACGCAAATTAATTGTAAACCCTTTTGATATAAGCAATGCAGATGGTTGGACAAATTTTAACCAACGTGAAGGTTTTGCCGCGATACAGGTTTTTAAAGCATGGAAACGTGTAGATACGTTAGTTCGTGCGATTGCATATATGCAGAACAACGAACAAAAGCTCATAGGTGGTGAAGGTATAGAATACCGCTACATGACTAGCCCAGATAAATGTAAGCCAAAGTATTTTGATGATGTAGGCGAGCGTATCTGGGAAAGAGCCAAGCGTTATGGTATGGAACATTTAGGTACTGTTCCTAATGATATAGCTTTAGAATACCTTAAAAAAGTAAAGCTACAAATAGACCCAAGCTATAGCAAAAAGTATTCCTCTTACGGAGCTCATTTCAATAGGACTACAGTAGAAGCTATTTTATGTGGTGCTGTGCCGATGGCTACTGATTGGGGGATGAAAGATAGTGAAATATTTATCGCAGGGAAAAACTATATAGAAATCCCAGCAGAATGTAAGCCGTTTATTTTCGCAGATATTGTAGATAATGCTGTGCATGATAAAGAACAGTGGCTCAGTATAAAAGAAAACAACTTGAAACTTATACAACGGTTTGATATGCGTAACGTAGCCCAAGAGTATGTAGATCTTGTAAAAAGCACGATAGACTTACCTTTAGGGGTTCCAGATGCGTTAGCTATAAAGCGGTGTAATAAAAACCTAGACTTCTTTGGTTTAGCTTCTGTAGAAGCCGCTCGAGGCGTTTAATTATGGTGGGGCATAAAACCCCCGCCACCAACCTTTAAGCACGTCGAGGAGGCGTATATGCAATCTATTTATGCTCGCGGGGTAAGTGAAGCCCTGTTTCTAGGCAGACAAGCACTACTTTCATCTGGTGTAGAAGTTCAAACACGAAATGGTCTAGCACTTGAGTTTCCTACTCCTGTCACCACAATTTACACCCATAGTCGTGAAAGGGTTTTATTCTACCCTGAACGCGATGCTAATCCGTATTTCCATTTAATGGAAAGTTTGTGGATGTTAGCAGGGAGGAATGATGTTGATTGGATAAGCCAGTTTAATGGCAGGATGAATACCTACAGCGACGATGGTGTAACTTTCCACGGTGCATATGGATACAGGTGGCGAAACTGGTTCGGTAAGGATCAGCTACAAGAAGTAATGTTTCGGCTTGGTACTTACCATAATGATCGCAGGGCGGTACTTGGTATTTGGGATCCCCACCAAGATTTAGTGCAAACTAATGATGGTAAAGATTACCCCTGTAATACCCAGATATACTTTTGGGAACGTAATGAAGACCTAAACATGACTGTGACTAACCGCAGTAATGATATGATTTGGGGAGCTTACGGCGCGAATGCTGTACATATGTCCGTTCTGCTAGAGTATATGGCAGGAATGTTAGGCTACGGTGTAGGGACATACTATCAATTCAGCAATAATCTCCATGCTTACACCAGCGTTTTAGATAAACTGGAAGGTATGCAAGCTGAGTATGAACCATATCTTACAATAGCTGATGATGGGTTAAGTTATACTCCCCCCGCACTTATAGATGATTCAGATACTTTTGATGAAGAGTTGTTAGAGTGGTTTAAAGATGAGGATCGTACAGAATACAATAACTCTTATCTTTCTACTACTTGCGGCGAAATGAGAAAATCATGGCGGTATTGGAAAGCAAAGAATTTTCCTAGCGCATACTATCATGCCAATAAAATAGAAGACCGTGCTTGGCGCAAGGCTTGTATAGAATGGTTAGATAGGAGATTAAAGTGAAAAGGCATGAGGAATATATGAAAGATAAAATGAAAGACCAACCCAGTAAAGTTCTCCAGCAGTTAGAAGAGTTATATGAAATGGAAGACCAACCCAGTAAAATTATCCGACAGGTAGATATGCTTGCTAGTTTAGATACACTTAAATTAAATGAGGCAGAGAAATCATATGGCGATAGTTGGAAACAACGCGGCGGTGTGGGTGCTTTTATGATGTTAGCTCGCAAATGGGATAGGCTTGAAAAGCAAGTAACAGAATACCATTACGATGTTTTCCACGCTATTGAACAGGATGCGCGGGAAGAAGGTATTATAGATGATATCCGTGATTTGCGTAGGTATCTTTTTCTTGTTGAAGCTGAGATAGCATTAAGGAAAACAGATGGATCAGGAAAGCCCAAGTAACCTTGACAAAAAGGTTCAGGCTGAATGTGAGTGTGGTAGGGAAAAACGAATCGTCACTTTTCGTAACCTTAAAAACAGATGGCCTGTTTGTAATAAATGTAAGCAACCGATGAAGGTAAAAGGTAATGCAATACCCCCTATTTCAACCACCGACTGAGTGGGTTATGCCTGATGGCTATCCTGACCTTACTGGTTATAAAGAGGTTGCTATTGACCTTGAAACACGCGACCCTAATTTGACTACGATGGGTAGTGGCTGGGCTAGAAAAGATGGTCACATAATTGGTGTAGCTGTAGCTGTGGAAGGTGACCAATGGTACTTTCCCATCAGGCACGAGATTGGTCCCAACTTTGATGCAAAACGAACATTAGGGTGGTTACAAGATGTATGTAAAATTAATAGGGATTATATCTTTCATAATGCTCCTTACGATGTTGGCTGGATGCTCGCAGAGGGTGTGCGGGTTTACGGCAGAATCGTGGACACAATGGTCGTGGCACCTCTGCTCGATGAAAACAGATTTAGTTACGCATTAAATGCTATTGGTAGGGATTATCTACAAGAACGTAAAAGTGAAGTTGAGCTAAGAGAGGCGGCGGCGGCGTTTGGGGTAAATGCTAAAAGTGAGATGTATAAACTCCCTGCACATCATGTAGGTAAGTATGCCGAACAAGATGCCGCGCTCACTTTAAGGTTATGGGGTCATTTTAAAACCTTAATTATTAAAGAAGATATTAAAGATGTGTTTGAACTCGAGTTAAATGTTCTTAAAACAATTATTCCAATGAGAGAACGTGGTGTTTGTGTAGATGTAGATCGATGTGAAACTATAAAGAAAGACCTACTCTCCCGCGAAAAACGGTTACTAGATAATATAAAAAGGCAGACAGGCGTTGAAGTAGAAATATGGGCGGCTGATAGTGTTGCTAAAGCTTTTGATGCTTTAAATCTGCCTTATAATAAAACTGAAAAAACAGGTGCGCCGAGTTTTACAAAAGGGTTTCTAACTCACCACCCACATGAGGTGGCGCAAATGATTGTGCAAGCTAGAGAATACCAAAAGGCGAGGTCTACTTTTGTAGATACAATATTAAAGCATCAGGTAAATGGGCGTATCCATGCTGAATTACATCCGCTAAGGAGTGATGATGGCGGTACAGTAACAGGCCGATTTAGTTATAGTAACCCTAACCTCCAACAAATCCCTGCACGGCATGGCGAAATAGGTCCAATGATCCGTAGCTTGTTTATACCAGAACAAGACTGTTTATGGGGTGCGTTCGACTACTCTAGCCAAGAACCGCGCATTGTTGTGCATTATGCTAAACTCATGGGCTTCAGAGGGGCTTCAGACTTTGCTGAACAATATAATGCAGACCCCCGCACTGATTTCCACCAAATGGCGGCTGATATTGTGGGCGTCCCGCGTAAACAGGCAAAAGATATCAATCTTGGTTTGTTTTATGGGATGGGTAGTAAAAAGTTAGCGGCAAGCCTTGGCCTTGAATTTGAAGATGCACAAGATTTATTTGCTACTTACCACGATAAAGTACCTTTTGTCCGCGAATTAAGTGAATACAGCACAAATAGAGCGAGTAACCGTGGGGTTATCCGTACATTGCTGGGGCGTAGGTGTAGATTCGATAAATGGGAGCCAAATAAGTATGGCAGTTGGAAACCTATGACTTACCAAGAAGCCTACGCTGAGCATGGTCCTGGAATTAAACGAGCATTTACATATAAAGCTCTTAATAAACTCATACAGGGTAGCGCGGCCGACCAAACTAAAGCCGCGATGGTTGCTTTAGCAGATGAAGGCATACTACCCATGATTCAAGTTCATGATGAGCTAGATATTTCTGTAGAAAATGAGGCACAATCTAAACGTATAGCAGAAATTATGGAACATTGCGTGAATTTAGAAGTCCCTTCAATTGTAGATGCAGAGTTTGGTCCTAATTGGGGGGAAGCAAAACAAACATTTAGCGAAAAGCCTTGGCTTAGAGGAGTAGAAGATGGCGGCACAGAAATGCGGCATAATACCGAACATTAAAACCCTGACAACAGCTTGGGATGCACAATTTTTACTAAGATATCATACGGTTGCAATGCAATCAGAAAGGCAAACCGTGGGAGCTCATTCATACGCAGTAAGTATTTTAATTGATCAATTATGGCCTGACAGTACAAAGCAATTAATTATGGCGGCACTTTATCATGATGTGCCAGAAATAGTTTTAGGTGATATTCCTGCCACCGCTAAATGGTCTTACCCTGAAATACAGCAAGCCTTTGAAAAAGCTGAGAAAAAGGTATTTGATGACCTCGGGTTGATATTTGTACTCAGCCCAGAAGAAAAAATACGATTAAAAATGGCTGATATGTTAGAGCTCGTTTTATATACACACCGTCATTCTCAAGGCAGTGACCAAATGAAATTGATTATGCACTCTGGTATAAGTTACCTTCACCAAAAATTCTCTTCTGAACAAGATTTTGAGCCAGTAAAGGCAGTGTTAGCTCATTACAATTTAGGAGTAAATTGATGAATTGTATTAAGTGTGGTGCAAAAAGCAAAGTTTATGAAAGCAGGACGCATGCCTCGGCATTTGGAAAAACTATGATGCGTAGAAGGGAATGCACTAAATGCAAAACCCGATACAAAACAATAGAAATCATTATGCCTGAACAATCAAAACCAGTAGCCGTGCCTAAACCTGAAGAAAAACGCAGAAAAAAGATGAAAAAACGTAAACCAATGCCACTTCATCAAGTTGAACCAGATTTTGATAATATGACAGATGAAGAAATTGAAGCATGGATTACCAGTGGCAAAGACTATTACGTCTAATTTGCTCTTAGTTTGCACCTATTTTATCTTAGGGCATAAGTTTTGCAGTGTTTAAGGCGTTATATGTATGTAACACCTTAACCTAATGGAGTGTATGATGGAAGAAGCAGTATGTTGTGAAGTAAGCGTATCTTTATTTAATCCAGTAGAGTTTAAAGATACTTTTATTGTAGAAACTTCAGATAGATATGAAGCTATGAAGTATGTTTTAGGGAGTTATTCCCAAGAAACACTTTCTTATCTAACTGATGTAAAAACCAAACTTATCATTGAGTAAGTAAGAACAGTCTTCTACAATTAGCTACTGTATATTAAGGTATTCTGCAGAAAGGGAGTGCTTATGAATATCTTTATAGTTGATTGGGATCACACTATTTGTGCTCAATGGCATTGCAACAAACACGTTGTTAAGATGCCACTTGAGACTACCCAAATGCTCAGCACTGTCCACCACAGGTACAGTAATGATGGACCATTTCGCCCTGTTCATCAAAAACACCCCTGTACCTTGTGGGCAGGGCAAACGATTGAGAATTATCGCTGGCTTTGGCGGTTAGGTATCGCATTATGTAAAGAATATACTTATCGCTATGAAAAAACCCATGCTTGTGAGAGAATTCTTGCAATACTTCGTTGTCCTCCTGTAGAATTACAAGCGAGGGGGTTTACTAAACCCGCTCAAGCAATGCCCGATGAGTATAAACATTCTGATACTCTTATGGCGTACCAGAATTATTACATAGGAGAGAAAGCGAGGTTAGGTGTATGGCACAAAAGGCCAGTTCCCCCATTCATGGAGGAGATAATGTTATCCCGTTCGTCCGACGAGAAAACCAATCAGACCCCATCATAGACGAGAAAAATTTTATCGTCACAGAACACGAAGTAGAGATTTTGCTTTGCTCGCTCTGTGGATCAGGGTCATTTCATCTAATCTCAGGGATGAAAGGACAGATAGGATGCGGAGAATGCGGATACCTCGTAGGAGCTAAATGGACTTCTAATATAGAAGAATAAATTAGAGAAAATACTTTTTGTCATCAATAAAGTCTACACTTATATATTAATTACAGCCAAACAACACTCGTAGAAAGGAGTTAGATATGCAAGCTGTTGATTTATCTGGTTTTACTGGTACGCAATGTCTGTATCAGCATAAACTTCCGATGACCCCTGAGTTACTACTTACTGATGGGGTTAAGTATTTCGCTGAAAAGTGCGGAGCTTATTGGTTTATGGATATCGTAGCCACTGAGTTTACACCAAAGCTCAGTGATGAAGATTACGTTATCTTTATCCAAGTAACTGTTAGTGATGATAACAGTGCTGTTATTATAGGTTCCGATGGTGATAAAGGTGATGGTCCTATAATACTGCATACTCGCACTATTGAGTATACTGACCTACCACCTAACTCTGAATTCAAATTTATCCTGACGCGTAGCCCCAATACTTTGATGCTACCGAGTGAGTGGTAAAATGGTTATCGGTGGTTACTCCATGGAAGATGAGCAGTTTAACGGTGAACGTTGTGTCACCGTTAAACAGCATGAGTCTGGGTGGTCTTTCTTTTTGCAAGGTGAGACCGCACAGGATTTTTGTCGTGAATGGGAAATTTTTAAGTTGACCACTTGTGGTCTTAGCTTTGAAGATTTCTTATATGAAAACGACTATAACCTTTGGTTTCAATAGGAGGTACGATATGTACTCAGCACAAGTTTATTATAACTCGCGTGAGGGGCATTCCCTCACGCCTATGTATCGCACTATAAAGTTGGTAGAAATCTATTTAGATTACTGCGGTTTAATGAATAATGTTGATGATGTGCGTGAAATCGTAATATTAAAAGGTGGGCGTCGCAAGATGCCCACTATCCACGGTTATTATGATTGGGTTAAAGGCAGACTCAAACTTGATAAGAGTAAACCAGCTTTTATCCACAACATTTTTTATGGATTGGGGGAATAATGGGTAAAGTAAAAGAGCTTTGGATGAACGAGCTTGAAAAGTTGCAAGATGATTACTGCGAGGCTAACATTACTGAAGAAAAGTTTAGACGCAGTATGGCTAGTCTTGGAGTAGATTGTATAGATATTGATTGCTATATAATTGAAGCGCAACCATTGAGGGCGGTTAATGAAGCATTTAAACCGTTTTTTGATATAGATGGCAAACTTAAAGTGCAATAAATGTGAGCACAAAGCAGAGGTGGAAACTAGATTTTCTCTGCTTTGTACCTCTTGTTGGTATAAAGATTATGTAACGCTCTCTAGAAAGGAGACGCAGAATTATGGAATTAGACCTCTTAACCGTGATTATGACAGTAATCAGCGTTTTAGCTCTTTTGTGAAATTTTAACCCGCGTGATGGAATGGGTAGACATAACGGACTTAAAATCCGTGGCCTTTGGCGTGCTGGTTCGAGTCCAGCCGTGGGTACCATTATCTAGGAGTAACCAGAAGAATGACTATTGATTATACACAACTGTTTCCTGTTGGGGATGATGTAACTCATCGCCTTTGCCCTGAATGTGCGGGTGATGGTCGCGTTGAATATGAACGCGCTGTGATAGATTATCAAAATGGTGGTTATCTACAAGGGTATTTGGATGATTGCGAAACTTGTGAAGGTTGTGGCGAAATAGAAATAGATTATGAAAAGCATTGTATTGTAGATGAGATGGGTAATCTATATTGGAAGCCAGATGAAAGATTTTGATGATAACAAAAGACTTATCATTATAAGTCAGTTATGGCATATTATACTTAATGGCAAGGGGAGGTCTCTTGTCATATAACAACTGACCACTCAAGAAAGGAGTAGGTTATGAACGAGAAAGTAGTTCCCGATGATAATATGGTTGATGGTGTTTGTGCTAGTTCTGGGTTGCCTAGTGATAGCGAGGTAGATAATGCAGTATGTACTGATATTGCCGCCCGTGATGAGTTTGACCCTACTAAGCATGTTCAACATGAACAGATAAAAGCACAAGCTCAGCGTATGAGTGATGTGCGTTCTAGGTTTGAAAACCTTGGTGCTGATATGCAACATATCATGACTCTGCTTTATGGTTTGCAAGACCGTGTTTCACGGTTTGAAAAGCTGTTTGATGAAGTAGGGGCTCCTGTAAAAGGTATGTCTGTGCGTGAGCTAGAACAGTTTGAGCCTATGTATTCAGGGCAAGAAAACATGCGAGCCGCTGGTAAAACAGTTGATGATCTATACTGCCGCATTATCGACCTTGAAAATGAAGTTGAAAGTGTTCGTGAAGAAAGTATAAGCAGTAATGATTACGACCCCGATGAGTGGGTACGGCAAAGTGACCTTGCTGATGAAGTAACTAATGCTATCCAAGAGCGTGTTACTTTTAATGCTGAAATTACAGCTGAGGCAAATTAATCATGGCTACTTATAGTGATGTGAGGGGGGCAGTTTCACATCTACTTAATATTGCCGCAAGAGAATGGGAACTTGAACAAATTCTCGGTAATGTCCCCCCTAAACCTTTTGGAGATGACCGTGCTTACGGTCTTCTTGCATACTCTCTTGCTACTGTCTGTTTCCGCAGTCCAGAAGCAAGGGCAATACTGGAAAGCATGATTGCTAATAAAGCTAGAGAAATAGCTTTGATGGAAGAAAGGACCAAAAAACATGGCAGATCCAGAGCAGTATAAATCGGTATCACTTGATCTTGATACCTACAATCTACTTAAAACTGTGGCAGAAGCTGAGTGTCGTAGTATTGGGTTGCAGATACGGTGGATGATTAAAAATGGTATGGTAAATCCAACCAGCCCTAATGTATCGCCATCTGCACTTATCCCCGCACAACAGCCAATCCCTACAATGACGTCTGTAAAACGACGTAAAGGTAATAAGAAATTATTTACCTCGGGTGCGACATGTGAGATTTTGTTGAGGTTGTTTACTACAAATGCAACACTGACTGCGAGTGATTTTGTAGATGCAGATTTAGAAGACCCAAGTGGTGCTTTATATAATCTGTTTAAGCGTGGTGATGTGCAACGTCTTGGTGAAGGTAAACCTTACCGATATCATATTACTGTCCAAGGGGTTGCTAAAGCCCGTGAAATCTTACGCAGAAGGGAACGAGAAGATGCCGCGTAAAAATAAAAAGTATTCCCAAAAATTGATTAACTCGGTTCATGCAGATAAACTTGCGGGGGATACCCTCCGCGAGTTGCAGAAAAATCATAACCTAACAATGAACCAGTTAACATACATTCTCTATACTCTATCCCCAGCCGAGAAGAATGTTAAAGAAATCATTCCAGATGTAACACAAAGGATTGGTTCCGCACCTCCGTCAAAAATAGGGCTTTGGGATAAAGTAAAACTCATGTTAGGGTTTTAGGCGTCAGTTATTGACATATTCCTCCCTTAGACTAAACCCCCAATCAATACTGGTTGGGGGTCTTTTTACCACTAAACATTATTCATGACCTAAAAAAGAAGCCGCTCAGACGCCGCTCGATGCTCTCAAAGCACATGGGTAGGGGGTAAGTAGGGGGTAAATTTTGACCAATAAACATGGTCTCTGACCCACTTTGCTATATAGGACCAAAAGATGGATAGAGTAAAATTTGTTTTTTATGATTTGATAATATACAATATATGACTATCGCCCTATATACAAAGAGTTAGAAGGTGAATTACGAAGATTGATCCGATATCTTGTTCAATAGACAGTAACTTTCTCTGTCCGCGCGGTTTTGATTTGATGAAAATTTTAATTTTATGTTTTTCGTTTTTGGTCCTATTATACAAAGTGTCCCATGTTAGAAGAGGAGAACATGCAAAATGGCTCTAGCCAAAGCTACTCACAAGCCCACGATTGATGTCGTCGCAAATCCTAGAAAAGAAAAACAGATCACGCCCAAACAAGAAGAATTTGCACGATTGTATGTCTGTGAAGATATCTCACAAACAGAGGCCGCTGTCCGCGCTGGATTTAGTGTGAAATCAGCCCACGCCATTGCATCACAATTACTCAATGGTGTGCGGTATCCCCATGTGGTTGCAAGAATCCGTGAGCTGAAGCAAGAACTATCTAAAAAGTATGAGGTCAGTTTTGAAGGCCATGTAAAAAAACTTGCTGAAATCCGTGATGCCGCCATGACGGGAGGAAACTTCGCCGCCGCTGTCGCCGCTGAAAAATCACGAGGCCAAGCCGCTGGGATCTACATTGATCGTAAAGAAATCTTGCACGGCAAAATTGACCAGATGAGTCGTGATGAAGTAATGCGTGAAATAAAACGAATCCAAGAAGAGTTCCCAGCTCTGGCAGTCGTAGCTGAGGGCAATATGGTTCTGGAGCATGAAGATAATAAGGGAGACTAAAAGACTTATCGTTTAATGTCCACACTGTTACTTTAATATTGTAAACAGCTCGCAGAAAGGAGCCTCGTATGAAAAGACCAAAGCCCGATATGTTTGAGTTCAACGGTGGTAGATCGCTCACCATCTTGAACTACTCCCCTGTCAATGAAGCCTACTTGGTGTACCGACAAGACGGTACGAATCAAGGCAACGTAAAAGTGCATAACTCTTACGATGATGCCAAGGCTGATTATGATAACCGTGTAGACTTTATTAAAATTATGGAGGCGCAGAATGTCGCAGTTATATGAGTGGACAAAAAAGCTAGGTCAGCAACACTGGTCTATCCCTGGATCTTACACTGGTACTCTTTGTGGGATGCCGATGCTCGGTAACAATTATGCAAAGCATATAGATGAGGAAGATAAAACACCTTGTCCTCAATGCCAGCAACAAGTTCAAATGTTTAGGCTGGATGAATCATGAGTGAAATGTCTTACATTGTGCAAGACACCCAGACAGGCAAAAAGTTTGTCTGGGATTTGCCTCGCATTTTAAAAGAAATCAACCGCGATAGATCAGCAGAGTGGTCACCGTATGATGCAACCGATTGGACAGAGGGTTGGCGTGAGTTTGTGTCGGGGTTGACTATTGTTGGCTTTGTCAGTAAAAGGAATTAGTGCATGGCGACTAAACCTGAGTCCACGTTGTGGAAGAATCTTCGTGAGGGAACTAAGGAGCTAGGTGTGTTTTGGACACGCCTAGAGTCTTGGTCTAGTCCTGGAGTACCCGACTTGCACGGCATACTTGATGGT